CGAGAGTATTCAGCAACCGAGATTGGCAACATCATTGGCGTGTCGCCGATTGCGATTGGCAAATGGGCCAACAAGCTAGGGGTTAAGCGTGATGCCGATATGAGCTACCGCGATCACGATGGAGCCTGGCGATACTTTCCTGAAGCACTCAAGGTGTTCCAAGACAACGCACTGGAGATTCAGGACGACGACTTAGGACTGTAGGAGATGCAATATGAAGAAAGGATTACGAGCATTTCGGCATTTAGAAAGCACATACTGCCAGAAGCCAAAGCAATGCAGTCAGATGAAACAAATTGGATTTAAAAAAGACCGGCCTGCAAAGAAGCAAGCTGGCCGGTAAAAGACTACTTCTCAGTTCTTATACCTTTGAACTTAGTTCCGTCTTGTTTGACATTTAAAAACCTGCCAGTTTTCGTATCGCGCTTAACGTAACGATTGGTCTTGGTGTTTAGAACCTGAGAACGTCCACGAACCATACCCTTTCGAGCATTGTTTTTTGGAGGGTTAGTAGCCATATAGTCACCTCCTTTCATCAGGAGATGACTTAAGTATACAACCAGGAAGAAGGGAGTATAGATGAATCAAGAAACCAAAAAAGAGCTAGAGAAAATCGCACGACAGCTTGAAGAACAAGCTGCTGTGGATTTATCTCTAGCCAATGCGTTGCGAACAATAAAGTAATGTTTGAAGGAAGTGATTGTCTTGATGGCATGGATACTATTTTCCCAATTAGTAACTTTAGTGAGTCTACTAATTACGCTGTATTTCAATCTAAAAAAATGACTTTTTTATGGCTTATTAACGATGTTCGTTTTGAGAAAACAATACTGATTTTCTTAATTATTTCATTGTTAGTAACTAGATAGCCGTACCTAACAGATTGATGACCAATTAATATTTCAGGATGAGCAAATGGAACGAACATAGATGTATCAGAGGATGTTCTTAAGACACCAGTGCTGCTTTCAACAACTAAGCTTTTGATTTTAGTAGAGATATCACCGTTATTTGTTATTTCGATTCTCAAAAATTTATTGTTGCCATTAGTACTGATGGAATGGTTGATATCTATATCAAGAATAGAAGACCAAACTGTAATAGTTACATTTATTACTGCTATTAACGCAGAAATAATAGAACATACTAGAGTTGCTATAGCCATACTGTCACCTCCTTTCGTTGGGAGATGAACTAATTGTAACAGAAAGGAGAAATGCACAATGGAGTATGTTATCGAAAACTATGATGCCAGTGGGCGTCGTATTGATGACCTCGAAAAAGTAAAACTACCTCCAGACATGGAGCAGCTGATTATTAATATCTTGTTGTCAAATCAGAAAGGAGATGAAGTTAGCTAATGGAATTTGACATTTTTGCGCCGGTGATTGGCGGTTTGATTCTGCTGGTGATGGTTATTGATCATTCGCTGTTATGTCAGCGAATCGATAAGTTGGAACGGGAGGTGAGACTATGGGAACGCTCCGGGCGTTAGTCTGGTCAGCTCTCAGTGCAGGATTTGTCTACCTATACATGACTGACCACTTCATCAAAGCAAACTGGTTCGCGGTTATCTGGATCGTATTGTTTGCTTTGCAGACAACAATTAGCACAACAAAAAAAGGCGTTACTGGCCGACACCAGTAACGCGCAAAAGGAAACAAATGAACAGGAGTGATTATAGCATGAATGAAACTTTGGAACAAAAAACTTTGCATACTGATTGGATTATTGATGGATTGTCGGTTGGCTATCTGAATAATAACCCAGAATACGCCGGCTGGCTGTTCAACGAACAGGACAAGCTGAAGGCAATCAACAGCAATGTTGATTTGATTTTTGAGCCAGGAATTAGTTTTGGTTCATGGCCAAAGTAGGAGGAATAGAAAATGACAAAAGAAGATAATGCACGTGAATTTTACTTGAAACAGTTTGAACGCGAAAATCCAGTAAGCACTGTGTTTAGCGGGGCCACCAAGAGCACTGGTGACAAGATTGTCGAACTAATGAAAAAAGAAGACTTAACGTACGACGAAGCGTATGGAAGTCTTCAATATGCCTACAACAAGATTAAGTATGAATCTAATTTTCTGAAGCTTCAATAAGGCTTACAGGTGTTAATGAAATATTGTCATTTAAAAGCAAAAACGGAAGTATTTTATCGGAATTGATAAGAGTCACATTGACAAGCTGCGGTTCATAAGGAGTATCAATGCTATCTAGTGATTCAACAAATCTAACTATCTCTTTTAATAACATAGTCGGATTTTGATAGAGCGGATATAAACTAGACCATTGTCGATCAAATTTATCATACCAAGGAAAGCGAGCAGCTATTCTGGGACGTTGACCTTTTGAAAGAACATCGCTTTCACGAGTTAAACAAGGAAAAGTGGTGGGAATTTAATCAAAGCTGGCCGTCTTTTCAAGTAGACGACTTTAGCGTGGTGAAGGAAACGGAACACTTAGCTGACGTTACAGCTGAATAGAAAGGGAAACAGCATGATCGAACTTACTAAGGAAAACTACTACGACTTGAACACGTTATACGACTACATGGATAAGTCGACGTTTCTTGATTTCGACAAGTGCGAATTAGCAGCACTCGCCAAAATCAACGGTTCATGGAAGCCAACAAGCAATCCAGAGGCACTGCTTGTCGGCAACTATGTTCATAGTGCTTTGGAATCAGATGAGGCTCACGAGGCCTTTATCAAGGAAAATGAGTCAAGCATTCTGAGCCGTTCTGGAACAAGCAAAGGCAAACCTAAAAAGGTTTACAAGCAGGCTGACCAGATGATTCAAGCACTTAAAAACGATGAATGGTTCGAAGACCATTACGCACCAGGTAAAAAGGAAGTCATTGTGACCGGCGAGCTGTTCGGCCACCAATGGAAAGGCAAGATTGATTCGCTCGACCTTGACAATGGCGTCTTTTATGACCTGAAGACAACGGCTGACTTCACCAAGCGTTGGAATGAAGAAAGCCGTCAGCGTGAGCCATTCATCTTTAACGGGCACTACGAACTGCAGATGGCTGTATATCAGCAGCTTATCAAGCAGACGTTTGGCAAGACGTGTGAGCCGGTAATCGTTGGTATCACCAAACAGACGCCACCGGATATGCAAGCCTTCGACTTCGAAAGCGATGGTGCCAAGGCGGCAATGGCAAACGCACTGGAAGTCGTCAAGAATAAACAGGACCACTTCTGGAACGTTCTGATGGGCGAAGAACCACCTAAGGCTTGTGGACACTGCGACTACTGCCGAACCAAAGCACATTTGGCCGACCCAGTGCCGTTCGACATGTATGACTGGCCGGAATAGAGGCGTATGCAAATTGGGAATTGAAGATTTCAGAGCTAAATTGGTTGCGCCAAAAAGCCAGTACAACAACTTTGGCCACTATAATTATCGGTCACTCGAAGACATAACGATGGCTGTCAAGACACTCTTAAAGTCCTTTAAAGGATGTCAGTGCCAATTGGACTATGACGCAATTATGGTTGGTGATTGGCACTATATCAAAGCCACGGCATCGTTTATCGATGAAGACGGCAACAAGACGGTTGCTCATGGATTTGCACGCGAACCGGAAAACAAAAAGGGAGCGGACGTCAGCCAAATCACGGGCTCAGCAATCAGCTACGCTGGCAAATATGCAATGAACGCTTTGTTCCTGCTTGACGATACCAAAGACGCTGACACGGAAGAGTACCAAAGTCAGTATGGCAATCAGCAAAACCAGTATGGCAACCAACAGCAGTTTAACAATCAACAACAATTTGACAATGGATATTATAACGGAGGTTTTAATCAATGAGCATTCAAGCAGCATTTTTCGGTCGTTTAACTCGTGACCCTGAACAACGCCAAATCAACGGCAACTACGGCCAGTCAACGGTAGCAAGCTTTACCGTGGCAGTTGACGCAGGGCACAAAGACAAGAGTGGCAATTACCCAGCAACGTTTATTCGCGTCAGCGCCTGGAACCGTTCCGGTGATTTCGTTCTTAAGTTTTTCCACAAAGGCTCCCCAATCTTTGTTTCTGGTGAGTTGTTCATGAATGAATACCAAGACAAGAATGGTCAGAACCGTCAATCTCTGGAATGTCGAGCCGATCATGTTGAATTCGTACCAAGAGATAAAGACCAGCAATCACAACAGCAATGGCAACAGCCACAGCAAGGCTACCAACCATCAAATCAAATGCCGTTTAACAACGCACTACAAGGAGCACCTCAAAACGGCCCACAGAACGGTTTTTACCAACAGCAAGGCAATCAATCACAACAACGTCCAAACACGCCTCAGCAACAAAATATGGGGCAAATGAACAATTTTAACGCTGCTATGCCTACTAATGGTCAACAGCCAAATAACAATCAGCAGGCAAACAATGGTCAGCAAGCGTTTGGCCCGGCGAGTAACGGATACCGCCAATGATGCCGTTGACGATGACGACTTGCCATTCTAATGCAAAGCGGTAAGGCATACTGGCGGGAGGGATTGGGTTGGATTATACAGCCAGACGTGCCAATGAATCTTGAACGCGTTGCAACGATTAACGATGGACGCCTTGATGGCATACCGATTGAATTTGATCTGCCTGACCCGCGCAGGGCTAGGCCAAGACAACGGCGCTTGTTCTTCGCGCTGCTAGGTGACATTCACCGCTGGTCGGGCGAGCCGGTTGAATGGCTTAAAGAGTACTTCTATACGATGTACACGGTCAAAACGGCCGGCAAAGAGATTAGCTTAGCTGATAACACGAAGAGCACGGTTAGCGACGCGGTTGAACTGATTGATCAGGTAATCGACTTCATCTTTGAATGGTCGGTGCCGCTTAACGATTCTTACATGTTACTGCCACGTGATGAAGAGCATTTCCAATTTGAGTGCATCAAGTATCGCAGGTGCCTGATCTGCGGTCAGCATGCTGATATTAACCACGTCGACGAAGTCGGCATGGGACGCAATCGAGAAAAGTTAGATCACACGAAGGCCAGGCTGTCAGCATTATGCCGGGAACATCATCAAGAATGGCATCAAATAGGCAACATAGCTTTCTGCAACAAGTACCGTTTAACGAGTTTAGGCGTGAAAGTTAATGCTGAGACGCTGCGAAGAATTGGTATGAAAGGAGATTATGACAATGACACGAATCATCAAGAAATACGCTAATAAATTTACAGTTGTTAGCAATAATGTAATTCGAGACGATAGGCTGAGCTGGAAAGCGAGAGGCATCTTTGCTTACCTTTGGTCAATGCCTGATGATTGGAGCTTTTACGAAACAGAGGTCTCCAAGCACGCTCCGGATGGACGAAATTCATTGCGCACAGGATTAGCAGAGCTTGAGAAGCTTAGATATTTAACGCGAAAGCGTGAAAGAGTTGGCGGCAAACTAAGTGGTTCTGTTTGGGTTTTAACTGACAGCCCAGCACCTAAGTTCGAAAATCAAACACCTATGTCTGAAAATCATACACAGGATTCACCTATGTACGAAAATCATACACAGGATTCACCTATGTACGAAAATCATACACAGGAAAATCAGACACTACTAAATAACTACCTTACTAAGGACTTAAGTAACAAAGTACGTACAAACAAACAGACTAACGCCGTCTCAGCTGACGCTGATTTGTCTGAGTCCTTCAACGAACTTTGGAATCTCTATCCAAAGAAGCAGGGAAAGAAAGATGCCTTTCGGCACTATAAAGCTTGGCGGAAGAAATCCAAAGACAATACTGATGATTATCTGCTGCGGAAGCTGAATGAATATAAAGCATACCTGGCAGCTAATCAATGGCTGCATCCAATGAACGGCTCAACGTGGTTTAATGGTCGTTTTGATGATGATTACTCGACTAATAACAGCCAAGGCTATCAGCAGCCACAACAACCACAAAACGATGGCGGGTTTGCGCAGAAGCTGGTTGATGGCAAATGGACACAGAACGAAATCAACGTGGCTGTTAAAGGGATTAAGAATCTTAGCCCGCAACAGAAGGCTTACTATGTTCAGCCTATCGATCAAGAAGGCAATACACGATATCGGCTTGATTATCTGGCAGGAAAGGCAATTCCAATTAGTGATGCACTTGATCGACTGTAGAAAGGAGCAGGAGCTATGGCGATGCATAGCGTAGCTGAAATGGCAGCGTCCATCTCAGCGAACCTTAAAAGAATTGCACAAGAAAAAGGCCAGCCGTTGCCGGTTGACCTTGATAATAAAGATGAAGTTAAGGCCTATATGAAGGCCAATAATGATAAGCACGTTGGCGAGTGGAATCAACGGCTTAAGCGTCAGAAATTCGACCATGTCTATAAGCAAAGCCTTTGGTCTGGTCGAACTCCGATCACCTTTAATTTTAGCAGTTGGGACTCGTCCAAGCAAATCAGTAAGCAAAATGCCGAGCAGCTAAAGCAAAAAGCCCAACAGCTGGCTCAGCAAATGCTGACGCCTGATGACAAGCCGTTTAATGTCATGTTAGAAGGCTCGCCGGGAACGGGGAAAACGAGCTTAGCAATCGCCATGATTGACTATATTAGACATCATGGCTATCGGTGGGGCTACATTAAGCACCCAGACGGTGCTGAAAAATATAAGCGCTATGTTGATGTGCTTTTCCTGGCGACTGATGAAATGCTCGAGCTTGTCTATCACTCAATGGATGGCGACGCTCAAGAGCGTAATCAGCTTCAACGGGTTGTCAAATTTGCCAAGGCAGCTGATGTGCTGGTTCTTGATGACTTTGGCACTGAGGGTGGTATGAAAGGCACGATTCGGCCGGTACACAAAACCATGCAGGAGCTGATGTATGACATCAATAATGCGCGGTTTGGCAAGAAATACACGATTATCACGACCAACAATACCGTTGAGGAATTGCGGGCAATGTACAACGTTAAACTGATTAGCCGGCTGATTCCTACTAACGGGGAACATACCTTGAACTTCAACGGTTTGACGGACGTACGATCAAAAATGCTATAGGAGGAAACGAAGTGCTGAAAGTAACGAAAGACAAAATGCTGCTAGACACCGAGCAGAGTTGCGCTTGGTGTGATGGCACTGGATACCTAGACGCAATCGAGCGCAAGTGCCCGTTTTGCGGTGGTGATGGAATGTTGCGTATTGACCCGGCAATCGTAAGGGTAATGAAAAGTTCCGGGCATTGGGACAGTAACAACGAAGTAGATGCAAGTTTAATGCACGATATGGGGGTATAGAGTTGAAAGTTTTAGCAAAGTTGTTCTATGCGCTAATGGTCGTTTCAATGGTATCAATTGGCGTTGGATTCGTTATTGCGTTTTGGTTTAACGGCTTAATCGGCTTAAAAGTTATCGCGACTAGTTTTGCTAGCATGTCAATTTGCATGTTGGTAGCTTTCTCATTAGATGTTTACCAATGATCAAGTTGATCTTGCCGATTGAATCGGTAGTACAAGCAGATCAACAAGTGGATTGATCAACATCCCGATTACATCATTGTGGATATCAAACTGCAGTCAAACAGCATCGATTGCGGGGATATGAACTATTACGTAGTCCGTGACGCACTGGTTGTTTACCGAGAGTATGAGAATGTGTGAGTTCTGCGAGCAGGCAACCTAACTGTATCAAGTTACCTAATGTGTAGGTATCCATTAAGTAATGATTAAATCGTTTTAAATCTATCAAGGAGTAATTCTATGAATGTGTTAGAAGTTATTATCATTGTAGGATCAATTATTGGCAGTGCACTGTTTTTTGGCGGTATATTGTGGGCAATTTTTATTAGTATCCCAATCGGATTTAATCTGGTCGGTTATGGCTCAGCGGTAGTCATCATAACAGTGCTGACTGCGCTTATTTATTATATATGGGAGGTGTATCATGATAATAAGGTATGACGTATGCTGTGATATTCCATTGTAAACGTAACGAGAAAAAGGTGAAAGAAAATGACAAGCTATATTACACCAAGATTGTTGCAGGCAATCAACAGCCTTGAAAAACGCTACCCTGAAGCATTTAAAGTCCGCTATGGGAAAGACTATCAGCTTGAGCGTTGGATTCCGGCGGATGACCCGGATATGCGTGTCCGTAATCAATTTCTTGCTCAAATTAAGATAGGCGATCAACGCAAGAAACAGAATTATACTGTAATGCATCGAGTTTTGGATTGTTACAATCGTTATATGACAACATCAGAAGCAGCTAAGTATCTAAACATGGATTTTTCGGACGTTAAGTATATTACCGATACAAATCCTCGTCTACGGGAGACGTACGCGAAAAAACAACACGACTTCAAACAAATCGTTGTATATGACCGTATTAATTGTAGTTATCAGGTCTACCGTGACCAGTATCAAGCGTCAATAAAACTTGGCTTTCAGCGATCATCTGACCTAACGTATTATATCAAGCAACGGCACTATCCTTATTTTATTAAAGGACGTTACAAAGCTAAACGGAAGGTATGGTTTGACGAAGACAATGGTATGTAGATTACCAGCAAATTTTAAATAAAAAGTCGCACCACGATGGCACGATCATCAAATGAATTAAATTAACCTTATAAATTATAACAGAGGAGCGTGGCATTGTGGTACAGCAGCAAGTAATAGATAATAACGAGTTTCACCCTATTGACCGAGAAGCAACAGTACAGGCAGTCAAATCATTTTTTAGCGATCGAGAATGCTACAATGGTTATAATTATCAAGAGCTGAAAAGGATGTCTGGAGCTTGGGGAGAATTGAAATCCCCATCATTAAATACGTTAGGTGGTTTAGCAAGCGGAACAAACAATACGGTTGAATGGCGATTTATTAAACATACAGAATGTTCAAGAGCTATCCAAGCGGTTGAATATGCAATCCACGGCTGTGATCGTGTGAGTCGTGAAATTTTAATGAAACGCTATATTGAGCAAAGACCAGTTAAGATCGTTAGAGACATTCTTCAGATTGCAGGCAATGCTACTTGGCATAGGCTTGATAAACGTGCTTGTTGCCAATTCGCAGAATGTATGGAAGCGGCTACTATCTTGTATAGAACCGATCAAAGATTGTTTCCTCAGTTACAATTTTATTTATAAAATCATTTCGATATGTGTTTGCAAATCAGCACAAAAGCAAGTATATTAAAGACGTACCAGAAGGTACTAACACTTTGCATAGTGAATGACTGCTAGTCATACTGTATAACGTTTTGACCGTTCATTTGTTATCTATGACAAAGTCCGTTAGGGCACGGCGAGGTACGTTTATCATAGAAAAAACTTCCATATGCCTATTCCGTGAATTGAATTTAGTAGGTTAGGTTTCCGATAGAATGTCAATTGGATAATATCTTTTGTAGCTGTATACTGCGACTAGTAGGTTAGTTCAGATCTAATGCACAGTGTTATAAAGAGGCTGGGAAACCATGCCTCTTTATTTTTTTAGCAGAAGTTAAAATCAAACTAGGCGATTTTTAGGATAAAATTAGGATGTAACTAGGAGCAGTTTCGTGTAATAATAGTATCGTGATATAAAACTCACTGATGCGCCGATCGGGATAACTGCCGAATGCCTATTTATCAAGATAACTTGATTGATTCAAGTTAGAAAACACCTCAAAAGTTATATTAAGTTTTGATCGTAGCAGTTTTGCAGGTTCGACTCCTGCACGGTGCATACTCGCCACACAGCGAGAGAAAGGTCCCAGGCGGGCTTGCTGTACTTATGGACCGACAACCACCACAGCATGCAAAAGTGGTGCGAGTCCACTACCTATCCTTTGCCAGAAATGGCACAAATTAAACGGGTTGCATAATCCTTTGCATATATAATCCTTCCGGCACTGGTGTTCCTTATCAACGCCGGCGGGTTTGGAAAATTGGCAGAGTGGCTGATCGCGCCGGTTTGCTAAACCGGTAACGCTAAAGGCGTTCGGAGGTTCGAATCCTTCATTTTCCGTTGCCTAAGGGCAAAAACTATTGTTTCTCATAAGGGAAAAATAAAAAAATCATTTTTCATTGACGGGTTTCGGCCCGTCTTTTTTATTTGGCCAGGGGACTGGACGAATGTTTAACACAAAGAAATACAGGTCGTGTGTTATGTAGCTGCTATTCAAAAAGCACTTAAAAACGGCGAAAATATCAATTAAATATTGAGCTGCTATTAAAATAAGGAGTATAATAAATGTGAAATAAAAATTCTAATTGTTTAAGAAGGTAAATTCATGAAAATCGATGAGAAAAAATTACAAGCAGCAATTAATTTAAATCCAACGAAGCGTAGTCAGACTATGACTATTGCTGATTTAAACGGCCGTATCGAAAATGGTACTTTAACTGTTCCACTATATCAACGAGGCTTAAGTTGGAATGATACTAAGGCAATAGCTTTATTTAATTATCAGCTTTTTGGAAAGGCACCAGTTGCTCCAATTTCATTAAATGAAATTGGGACAAACGATGACGTACCACAGTTATCGTTCATTAACCGTGATGAAATTGCAGGCAATAATCAAGGAAAATTATCAGTGGTTGATGGGCAGCAGCGATTAACGACGAATTATAAAGCTTATTCAAATGATGAGAGTTTTAGCAATATTGTTTTTGATTTTACACAAGCTAAATTTAAAAATGCGAACAACGGTAAAGTTAGCAAGAGTCAGGTTCCGGTTGGCATCCTTTTTAATAAAAATCAGCAAGTATTAACAGATTATATTTATCAAAATCATTCTTCTAACGAAGCAACTAGTTTGTTTCCTTTGCTTGTAGGGATTAGAACTAAGATTTTGAACTATAGTTACACTATCCATATTGCAGATAATATGGCAGAAAATGAACAAATTGAATGGTTTGAAGTGCTGAACAACGCAGGAAGTAAGGTTTCACTTATTGAGTTAGCACTTTCTAAACTTAAAATGCATGACTTTGATATTTATGCTGGCTTTATTACTCCGTATAAAAATATAGTTAAAGACTACGGATTTGATGAATTATTTTCTCCGTTTTCGTCAAATGTTTCATATCCTATTGCTAGCTTGAATCCAGCATTTGAGTATTTATTAAGAGATGGTTTCCATAGTAAGAATTATGCGCCAATCCCTTCTGATACTAAAGAAAGTATGCTTTTAAAGTTAGATAAAGAACAATTGAATGAGATTAGTAATTTAACTTTGAAAGCATTAAAGAAAGCTCTAGACTTTATTTTTGAGTATCAACTACGGGATTACATTGTTGCTATGCAATATGTCATGTATCTAACAGGATACTTTATTTTTCAAAATGATCATATTCAGGAAGATAAAATTGCAAATTGGGTAAAGAAAACTAAATTTGATAATTTATCAAATGGGGAACGTCGCACTATTTATAAAGAGTTAATCAGTGGTAAGTTTTAGATCAAAATATGTTTGCACTTGAAGCGCAGCTTAAGCTGGGCTTTTTATTTTGCTGAAAAATAATTGGAAAGGCGGTGTGGTGATATGCCATGACTAAGAAGCAAGATCGAACAATAAATGACCCTTTTGCAAGCTTGAATAAGAACCAGCAAACCCTTATTACGCTTGACTTTGAAGGAAATCATAGCAATAAAGAAATTGCTCCATTGATCGGTTTGAAAAATGAAACTACAGTGTCACATTGGCGGAAGAAGCCATGGTATGAACCAGCCTTTAATGCTTATGCTGTTAAGGCGATCAAAGGTAAATATAAAAGCCTAGCTTTGCGAACGTTAATTGATTTGCTTGATGCAAAGTCGGAAATGGTTAGATTTCAAGCAGCTACTGCAGTCTTAAAAATGTCTGGTGTCTTGTCTGATAATAGTACGCCTGAACTTGATAAGGCTAAGATACGAAAAGCAAATGCTGAAGCTGATATGGCTGAATTAAAAGTCAATGTATTAAAGAATGGTGATAATGATGATGGGGTAACGATTAACTTCATTCGGACTAAGCGTAAGGAGGAAGAAGATCATGGAGAAGCAACTTAACGTGAATATTGATTCAATGATCTGTCCTCATTTTGATAAAGTGTTGTATAGTCCTGCGCTTAATAAGGTTTTAAAAGGCGGACGTGGTTCGACTAAGTCATCAGTGATCAGCATTCAATTGGTTATGGATTTTTTACAAGATAGTCAAGCTAACGTATTGGTCATGCGCAAAGTTGCTAATACGTTAGAATTATCGGTTTATGAGCAGATTAAATGGGCAATTTATATGCTGCATGTTGATCGCTTATTTGAATTTAAGAAGTCGCCATATCGTATCGTCGATAAGCGTAATGGGACAGCGTTTTACTTTAGCGGCGTTGATGATCCGCAGAAGTTGAAATCCATGATTATTGCTAAGGGGTACGTTCGTTGGCTGTGGTTTGAAGAATTAGCTGAGTTCGATTCATGGAAAGAAGTCGATATGGTCCGTGCTTCATTTACACGAAAGCCATTGCCGCCTGGCTGTCACGTAGTGACATACTATTCGTATAATCCGCCTAAGAATCCTTATGATTGGATTAATGAGTGGGTAACTCAGCGCGAGCAATTGCCGGGCTGGTATGTTGATCATTCGACCTATCTAGATGTGACGTTACCAAATATCCTTTCGCAAGATTATCTAGATGAAATTAATACCGTCAAAGGTAATGACAATGATTATTATCGTTGGATGTATCTTGGCGAAGTTGTAGGACTTGGAACCAACGTTTACAACATGGACTTGTTCAAGCCGCTTGATAAGTTGCCTGACGACGACTACATCACTAACGTTTTCTATTCAGTCGATACTGGCCACGAAGTTTCGGCAACTACTTGTGGTGCTTACGGCTGGACTAAGAAACATAATGTTATCCTGTTGGACACGTATTACTACAGTCCACAAGGTAAAACTCATAAGAAGCCGCCTAGTGAACTAGCGAGAGACTTAAAACAGTTTGTCGATAAAGTCGGAAAATGGATTGGCAAGAAGCCGACTAACATGACGATTGATTCGGCCGAAGGGGCCTTAGATAATCAATACTACAATGACTTCGGTATTCACTGGCACAAAGTAAGAAAACTGAAAAAAGTAGACATGATCGACCGGGTGCAGGACTTACTAGCACAAGGTCGTTTTTATTATCTGAAACGGCCAGAGAACGAGATCTTCATTGCTGAGCATCAGAAGTATCAGTGGGACGAGAATACATTGCAAAGCGACGATCCTAAAGTCGTCAAGGTTGATGATCATTGTTGCGATATGTTGCAGTATTTTGTCCGGGATAATGAACGGTTGTTAGGGTTGAAGTGGTAGGAGGTGAGGTTATGAGCTTCTTAACGCGATTACAAAATCTTTTTCGTAAAGGAGGTGCTAAGCTCGGTATGGTAAAAAGTTTAGTTAAGATCACTGATGACGATCGGGTGGCTATTGGTCAGAGTGAGTATGATCGAATTCAGTTAGCAAAGTCATACTATCGTGATGATCTGCCGAATATCTGGTTTCGAAATTCTTATGGCGAACGACGGCAACGGCCATTAAGTACGTTGAACGTTACTAAATTAGCTTCAAAGCGTTTGGCCTCAATTATTTTCAATGAGCAGTGTGAGATCTCTTTAGAGAATCCAGAGCTTGATAAATTCATTAAGCAAATAATCGACGACAATCACTTTAATTTGCAATTTGAACAGCATTTAGAAACTGGAATTGCTTTAGGTGGCTTAGCAGCTCGGCCATATGTAGATGATCAGAACAATATTAGAATCGCTTGGGCAAACGCTGATCAATTCTATCCGCTACGAACCAATACAGACAACATTAGTGAATGTGCCTTTGCTTCTCGATCAACACGAATTGAGAATAAGCAGACTATCTACTACACGTTATTAGAGTTTCATCAGTGGAACGGACCAGATGAATATATCGTTACTAACGAACTATACCGTTCAACACAGAGACAAGTAATTGGTGATCAAGTGCCTTTGGCCACGCTTTATCCAGAAATGGAAGAACGGGTTGAATTTAATGGTGTTATTAAGAAACCCTTGTTTGCTTACTTCAAAACTCCAGGAGCTAATAATCGTGGTCTGGATAGCCCATTAGGAATCGGTGTTGTTGATAATTCTCGCAACGTAATTGATGCAATTAATTACACTCATGATGCCTTCGTTCATGAAGTTAAAATGGGCAAGCGTCGAATTGCAGTGCCTGCCGAAATGCTGCGCCCAGGGGCTTCATACGGTAATGATGAGCCTGATGAGGCACACCCGCGAGTGTTTGATTCTGATATGGACGTTTACGAGCAGTTCTATGGAACTGACGATCTGAAAATTACAGATCTGACTAGCGATATTCGTTCAGATCAGTATAAATCGGCAATTGATTACTTCTTACGTGAGTTTGAAGAACAGACTGGTTTTAGTGCCGGCACATTTTCGTTTGACGGTCAAGGCGTTAAAACTGCTACTGAGGTTGTCAGCGAAAACAGTACGACCTATCAAACGCGTTCAAGTTATCTAACTCAGGTTGAACTCTTTTTGAATCAACTGGTAACTGCGATCTTAGAAGTTGCAAGTACACCGGAATTCTTTAGTGATGGTCAAGCTCGTATTAAATTTAATGCTGATGACGATCTAAAGTTGTCCGTCCATTTTGATGATGGCGTTTTTGTTGATAAGGATAAGCAGCGTACTGATGAGTTAGCGCTTGTATCTGCGGGTGTAATGCCGAAAAAAGAATATCTAATTCGCAATTTTGGTTTGAGTGAACAGGAAGCAGATCAGTGGGTAGCTGAAGTATTGAACGAACAGCCTTCGTTTAATTCAAATGCTTATGAAAGCAGTACTGATCTAGATGGCGATACTGATGTTGAGGCTGATTAATCATGGGAGTACGAGAACGATTTGAGCAAAGCGGCCAAAAGATTATTGATGCTTATTCAACACTACAGGAACAGATCTTTGAAGTTATTATTAACACCCTCAAAGAGAGTGATTATAAGCACGTTGATAAAGAAGATGTAGTATTGTGGCAAGCAGAACAATTACAAAAGCTTGGTCGCTTAAATCTGCAAGCGATCAAATTAATGGCTGAAACTGATGGCTTATCACAGACTGCGATCGAGGATTTGATTAAGTTTCATGGTCTGCAGATTAAGCAAGAGATTGATAGTGAGCTGCAGCATGTAACCGGTTCGCCAATTCCATCCAGTGAAGAAACTGAATTGTTGATCAAAGGAATTGTTGATCAAACATGGAATGATTTGCAGAATAACGTTAATGAAACACTGATTACGCGTAATTATGGTAATTCAGCCATTACGCAAACCTATCGGCGTATTTTGACAGAATCGACTGCTGCAACAGTCTCAGGGTTAATGACCCATGAAGATGCAGTTAATTTAGCAATTCAACGCGCAGTTGATCGTGGCTTGCCAACTAAGTTGATTGATAAAGCTGGGCATAATTGGAGCCTTGAAGGTTATGTCAGGATGGTAATTAATACAACTGTAAATCGGACTTACAATGAGATTCGTTTGCAACGTATGAAAGACTTTGGCATGCATCTAGCACTGATGAGCAGTCATCCAGACAGTCGGCCGGCATGCGCGGACATTCAAGGACACGTGGTGAACTTAGTGCCGCCAGAAAGTCCTGATTTTAATCCACACTATGATTCAATTTATAATCATGGCTATGGTGAACCATCAGGAACCCAAGGCATCAACTGTCGGCATATTCTCTTTCCATATGTGCCTGGTGTGAATGAAAATCATCAGCCGCAGTATGATCCGAAAGAAGCGATTAAGAATGGTAAATTGGTTCAAAAACAACGAGCTCGAGAACGAGCAATCAGAGACGCCAAACGGCGTTTAAAAGCTGCAGAAAAGCTTGGTGATGAGAATAAGATCAATCAAGCTAAAACGTTAATACGGGCTCGTCAGGCTAAACTACGTGAATTTATCAAAGAGACTAATGCAGGCAAGGAAATACCAATTTTGGTACGTGATTATACTCGTGAAAAGGTAAGTGATATATAAAGAATTTAATGCTACGACCTGAGTATGTCGTTAAACTGCTCTTTTATTATGCAATCAATTCTCGCGGCTCGTATCCGCGTTAACAACTAATGTGAAGGAGAGATCGCAATGAAGCGTGAGGACTTAAAGACAATGGGCTTGACTGATGGTCAGATTGAGTCGGTAATGATGGCCTATGGTAAGGAACTTAACCCGCTTAAAGAACAGATTAATAGTTTGACTAGTGAGCGCGATAGCTTGAAACAGCAAGTGGTTGACCGTGATGGTCAATTAGATGATTTGCGCAAGAATGCGGGTGAAAATAATGATCTAAAGGCTACCATTAAGCAGCTTCAAGATGACAATAAGGCAGCTGAAGCTAAGTATAAAAGTGATCTTGCGGCTAAAGAAAAAGGCTTCAAGATTGAAAGTGCTTTGCGAGACGCGAAGGCTAAGAACGTTAAAGCTGTCATTTCTTTGCTTGATACTGAACAAGTCAGTGTTGGTAAAGACGGTACACTTGAAGGTTTAACTGATCAGCTTGATGCTCTGAAACAGTCTGATGGCTATTTGTTTGAGCAAACGGAGCAACCAGGTCGAATTAATATTGGCGGTAAATTTGGTAATGACGACACTCCTCAGGTTAAAGATGATGTCGCTTCTCGAATTGCTGAACGTTTTGCAAAGGCAGAATAAAGAAAGAGGGAATAATTAATGACAATTGCAATGGACCAAAAAGATCTGAACACGATTGATGAAGAATTCGCGGTTGATTCTAAGATTTGGCAGCCATTGACTGGTGGCGCTAAATCAATTACGGCGGCAGATTTTACTGGTGTTCATACGGTACGTGTTAACAAGATGTCGGGCTTTGTAGAAGCGGAAGCTTATCACCGTAATGGCGACAATACACGGCACAATGTTAACGTTGAAAAAGAATCGTTTGAATTGACGCAAGAAGACTGGATTGGTTATGACCTGGATCGTCTTGATATGGACGAAAATGGGGCTTACCAAGTAGCGAACGTTGTTCGCGAACACCAGCGCTTGATTACGGTGCCGCACCGAGACAAGTTTGCCGCACAGAAGCTGTATGACACGGCTAAAAATGGCGGAAAGCTGGTTACTGATGCTATCGACAGTAAGAATGCATTGGCAGCTTATGATGATCTGGAACAATACATGACTGACAATGAAATTCCTGGTGGTTATGTAATCTTTGCGTCGTCTAATTTCTACCGAGCTTTGAAGAATGCTGACGGTGTCAGCAAAAACTTCTCGACGAACACGCAGCAGATTAATGGTATTGATCGCCGTGTTGGTCAATTAGACGGTGGGGTACCAATCTTGACAGTTCCCAAGGCGCGTCTGCAAGGCTTAACGATTGCTGATAATGTCAACTTTATGGCGGTGCCACTCTATGCAGTAGCACCGATCGTTAAGTATGACACGGTCGACGTGCTGGACGCTTCAACTGATCGTTCTGGTTACCGGACGACGATTAAAGGTTTGTCTTATTACGACATTCTAGTCTTTGACAACGCTAAGAAGTCAATTTATGTAGCAGCTTCCCCAAAAGCCTAACCCCACAATCTAGTGGGGAGTTTGACCCGAATGGAAGTGTAAAACCAACCAATGCGCAAACAGTTGATCAGATCAAGGCCTACCTAGATGCACATCATATTAGCTATACAGCTAATATGGCTAAGGCTGATTTGCTTAATTTGGTTTAGAGATGATCACATGCAACCGCAATTGACTTATGCAGAATATCAGGATCTTGGCTATTCTGATGTGGCCGCTGAAGATTTTGCTAAGTTGGAACGTCAAGCACAGCGTGCCATTTCAGCCCTAACGGGTTATTACTATGATGATCATGAAATTACTGAAGATAAATCGGCAAGACGGGTAGATTCGTATAAAGTTGCAATCTGCGAGCAAGTCGATTATATTTCGGCAACTGGTAACGATTCATCATATGCTAATGGTGATGATTTTAAGGCAATTTCGATTGGCAGATTGTCAATGACGCCTCAAACACACGTTAGTGACAAACTGGTCAATGGAGTATGCTATGAGGCTTATTCTTTGCTGGCACATGCGGGTTTGCTATATCGCGGGAGAGGAAGTGAAGGTCATGTTGCCTCGTATTCCTAAACAAATGTGTGGTCATACGATTACACTGCTAATTCCGAACGGCAAGCGAGATGCCTATCGTCGCCAGAATACAACACAACAGGTTATCAATCATGCCTTGGTTCAACCGCAAACGATTTATACCGGTTCTACTAACGATCGAACGATCACGGCTAACGCGGTCGTTTTTTTATTCGCGAAAGTTACTGAACCGCTGCCAGAGCTAACACCTGATTGTGTAGGCTGGCATTTATTGTTTGAGGGACGCGACTATACGATTACAAAGATCGTTGACAATCGCGAACCATTCAGCAATGAAGTATATTCCTACGAATTGGAGGTGCTCTAATGGTTAAAGTTAACGTCAAATTAAATTTAGATAAGCGTTTTTCACAAGCAAAGCTTGATAAGGCGCGTTATGTCATGGCTAATCAGATGATGTCAGACATGGACCAATTCGTACCGTTTAAAAATGGCAAATTAAGCCAATCTGCACATATTAATGCGAATGGTTCTGAAATTACGTATACGACGCCATATGCTCGAGCTCAATTTTACGGGATTGTTAATGGATCACCGGTCCGCAACTATACTCGTACGCCACACCCGCAAGCTTCTAAACGCTGGGATTTAAGAGCTAAGGCTTTGTACTCTCGCAAGTGGGCTAATGTTGCTAAAAAGAGTCTGATGGAGAGCTGAGATGGATTTAACAGAACGCTTAGTTGAAAAAATTAATTCGCTTGATCTGCCAGTAACCATATATTCCGCAGCCTTAACTGGCAAAGAAGATCCAGAAATTGGTTTGCTAGTTTTACCGAACTCGCAAGTAATTTCAGAAGATTTGGTGGGCAATAAAGTTGTTGAGTTCATCTATGAAGTCGTTATGCGCGGTACTGATGAAGCGTTAATTAATAATACGCTTTGGCAGATTGCTAATCTGATTGGTAATGAGGACTTTTATTTAGAAAGCACTGATGGCTCTTTTGTGTTTGATCAAGCGCAAGTAGCGTCATTTCCAACGCTGACAGGTGCTGATTTAAGCAATGCGCTTAATTATATTTTGGACTTTACGGTTCAAGTAGAAACATTTAATTAAATTTAGAAAGGAAGTATTGCAATGGCAGTAAAAACTAGCGGAATTGTGCTTGCTAGTCGGTACAAATATTTTATTGATACGGCTGGCGGTACTGATTTAACTGATCTGACGAATGCTAAATTTGCCCGCTTGGGGGCAGGCTTTACTGGAACGACTTTTTCGGGTAACGAAACAACAATCAACAACACGTATCTAGATGATGAAGGCTTTGGCTCGACGGACGTTGTTGGTAAACGTTTTTCATTTGCCTTTACTGGGGTCAAGATGGCTAACGATCCAGCCCAAGAATATGTAATTGGCTTGCAAAACAAGCTAGGGACGGATCTAGAAACCCGGTTCTTGATTGTTGACCCTGATGGTAATCAGATGATTGGGGTTGCTGCAATTTCTGCTTTGGTACCCAATGGTGGTAACTCAAATGCTGGAGCAACATTAACATTCACGGTTAATATTCAAGGCAAACTGTATAAGCTTAGAACGCCGATTCCGGTAACGGTAGCTGATGAAAACGATACAATTTCACCAAAGATTGGCGGTATTACGCTTAATGCAACCGCATCGACTGGCAACACCACAACTGGTGTGACGACGCCAGCATCATCTGTACCCACTGGTGAAAATCATTAATTAATACGTATTAAATCGCCTGCGAAATACACAGTACCAGTTGGGGCGGTTAAGTTTTGGAGGAAAATAACATGGCATTAGTTCTTGATCTTAATAAATATAAAGCACCAACGCTGGAAGTTGATTTTGGCTTTAAGACGGTTTCTGCAAGACTTGATGATGTCCTTTCTAAGCATCTGACTAATATCTTAGTGGACTCTCAGCAACGAATTGCAGAAGCAGAGAAGCTTTTTAATGCAGACTTGGCAAAAATGCCGCGTGAAGAGGCTAAGCAAAAGCTGGAAACTGCGTTTAATGATGTTCGTTTCATTTTAGAAAATGTCTTTGATGAAATGTTCAACGAACCTGGGTTAGGTAAAGAACTCTATAAGCGGGTAGGTAATTCAACGACGCAGTTAGCAAATGTTCTTAGCGAAGTAAATGGTGAAGCTGAAAAGCTGCAGAAGCAACGTGAGAATCAAAAGCTGAATCGTTATCAGCGCCGTAAGAAGAAGTGATGTTAAATGCTTTCACTAACAGAGGAATTGACACAGTCAATTGCTTACAAAGGCCGGGAATATCCAATTGATTTGACTTTTGATAATGTGTTGAGGTTCTATCAGCTGCTTGATGATGCTGATTTTGATGAAGCCGAAAAAATTATTGCAGCATTTCACATTTTCTTTGATGAATCAATTCCAGAAGATCCAGAGTTCTTGATGAACGTTGTTAAGCTGCTTGGCGAGTATGTTAGCGCTAGTCCGTATGGGAACGACGTCAAGAATAGTGACAGTAATCAAGTACCGATTAGATATTTCAGCTTTACGCAAGACGCTCCGGCGATCTACGCCTCGTTTATGGAGCAATACGGAATTGATTTAGTTGAAGAACAAGGCAAACTTCATTGGGATAAATTTAAGGCACTGCTTGACGGTTTGGGTCCCGAAACGCAGTTTCGTCAGATTGTCAGCATTCGACAACGAAAAGCAGACGAACTTGAAGGCGAAGAGCTGGCTCAGTTAATGGAACAGCAGCAGTATTACCGGCTGACAGATGGTGCTTCCGTAGATGCACAAACGCAACGGACTGATGCCATGCTTGACGCTTTATTTGCCGAATAGAAAGGAGGTAGGTTATGGCAGCGGACGGCAAAGTTACGATCGAAGTTGATCTTGCGACTGATAATGTGCAGAGCGATTCAGAAAAGATAAAGGACATTCTTAATGGGATTGGTAAGGCCGATCATAAAATTAAATTTGGTGTTGATGCTGAAACTGCCAAAGCAAAGATTAAGGAAATTTCTGAAGATGTTCGCCATTTGCCAAAGGAAGCGCGTACTGAATTACGGGCGATTGGCAATAAGGCGGGCATTGAAGAATTTGACAAGTTTCTGAAGCTTCTGCCTAAAGAAGAACGAGTCAAACTGTTAACTGATTTTCAAGATAAGGGAATTGTTGATTTTCAGCATGCCTTAAGCCAAATTCCTAAGGAAAAGCGGTCAGATGTAAAACTGAACGATAATGCTTCTGAGCCGATTAAGCGAATTAAAAAAGGGATTGAAGATGTTCCGACGGAACATACAACTAAATTCGAAGCAGATACTTCAAGCGCTGAACAACATATTGGATTGCTTGGTCGGGCGCAATATAACGTGAATAGCAGCTCTAAAAGCATGCTATCGAGCGTTAAAAATATTGTGACAGGGTTAGGCATTTATCAGATAGCTGCTAAAGCATCGGCGGCTGTATCTGAACAGCTTTCAGGTGCGATTAGTCGTTATGATACACTGAATAACTTTCCTAAAGTCATGCAGTCAATGGGAGCTAGCGCTAAAGACTCAAACGCAGCAATTAAGACTTTGTCGAATGGGATTCAAGGTTTGCCAACTTCGCTTGATCAAGTAGCGCAGACTACTCAAGTCTTTATGCCATTATCAGATAATGCAAAAGAAGCAGCTAAAGCTACTCTGGCGTTAAACGATGCATTCTTGGCTTCCAATGCGTCGACAGCTGATGCTTCTCGTGGACTAGAACAATACAAGCAAATGTTGGCTAACGGCAAGGTTGATATGATGGGCTGGCGGTCGATCGAAGAAACTATGCCGGCATCTCTGCAAAAAGTTGCAAAATCTTTCGGGATTGCGAGTGGCTCGACTCAAGAGCTGTATAACAAACTTGATTCTGGCGAAATCTCAATGAAACAATTGAATCAACGTTTCATTGAGTTAGATGGCGGTGCTGATGGATTCCATAAGACAGCATTGAATGCCACTAATGGTATCGGCACCGCAATGGAAAACTTAAAAAACCGTACTAAAATTGCCTTAGAAGCAGTTATCCGCGGTTTTGACGATATGGTTAAAACATTAACGGGTTCAAGTATTGGTGAAAATATTAATAAGCTTTCGTCACACTTTAGTTCTTTTGGGAAGAACGGGGAACAAGCCTTTGAAAGCTTAGGAAAATGGTTAAAGCCATTTATACCAGCATTTGAGACATTAGGAGAGATTGCCAAAACAGTCTTTGAAGGCATGGTTGCCCCTATTCAAGATGTTATAAATGCTCTCAAAGGGCTAAAAAACAGTTCAGGTTTTGCTAAGCAGCTTAACAATGCATTGAAGGGAATCGCAAGCCATCAAAAGGCGTTGAAGGCACTTGGACTTGCAATCACTTCAGTCGTTACAGGGTTAATGGCTGCTAAAGGCGCAATAACTGTTGTTAATGCTTTTAAAAAGGCCCTTGCGGGCTTAACAGCAATTAAGAACATCATCACTAGCATTAAGAGTTTGCAAGGAGCACTGGCACTGCTTAAATTTGCTTTTGCAACAAATCCGGTAGGGATTGTAGTAACGGCAGTTGTAGCGTTAGGTGTTGCGTTTGCAACTGCCTATAAGCACTCAAAAACATTCCGTGATGGTGTTAATAAGGCGTTAGCAGCTACAAAAGATTTCTTTATTGGTATTGGCAAATTCTTTACTGGTCAACTAGGCTGGGAGAAAGCCATTGGTAAAGAGATTTCAAAGATTGTTAGCACGATTGGGAAAACGTTTAGCAAGATCGGTAGTATCTTGAAAAAGATAGGTAAAGCTGCAATCATGGCGTTTGTTTATGCTTTAGCATTGCCCGTCGGGATTGGAATTACCATCATGAAACCACTTGTTAAAGGCATTACTTCAGCAATTAGTTCATTGTGGCCACAAGTCAAAAAAGTTTGGCAAGCTGCTTGGAATGGCTTAGTTACAGTGGCGAGTGCAATCTGGAAGCCGATTTCCAAACCGGTTCAAGCGGGGTTAAAGCTGATTCAGTCGCTTATTTCGACTGGCCTAAAGGCCATTACGAAGCTTTGGCAACGTGAAGTTGAGTTCTGGGGTACGGTTATTTCGACGGTCTGGAACACGATTAAAAAAGTTGTATCAGCTGGTATGAAAGCTCTTGAGTCTGTAATTTCGCCAATTCTGAAAAGCATATCGAATGTTTGGAGCACGACATGGAATGCGATTAGCAGTTTTGTTGGTGATGTCTGGAACGGAATCAGCAAAACTGGTAAAAAGATTTTCGGTGGTATTCGCGACTGGATGAGTGACATCCTAGACGCAATCAGTAAGAAATGGTCAGATGTTTGGAATGGATTAGCTTCGGCTTTTTCGGGAATCTGGGACGGCATTAAAGGCGTGGCCAAGTCTGGTTGGAATGCGATTATCGGTTTTATTAACACAGGTGTCGACGGAATTAACTCAGTAATTCATTTCTTTGGCGGTAAAAAAGATACGGTGCCAAAGCTTAAAAAGCTGGTACACGGAACGTCGGCTAATGATCGTGATGAGTTGGCATTAGTTAATGATGAAGGCGGAGATACTTACCGTGAAGCGATCGTTCGTACAAATGGTCAAGTTGAAATACCTAAAGAACGGAATCAGCTAGTTTTCTTGAATCGTGGTGATGAGGTTATTCCGGCCAAGAGGACGGCAGAACTATTTGGCCTAAATCGTTACGCAACTGGTAAAAAGGGCTGGCTTTCGGCGGCTTGGGATAATGTTAAGGACTGGGCTGGTGATACCTTTGAGGCTATTGAAGACGCCTTGAAAGACCCGCTGGGTGTTTTGACTGACTTATTCCATAAAGGCAAGAACACCGCAACTGATATTTGGAAAACAGTTGGTGATGGTGCAGCTGATTATCTGCCAAAGACTGGTGTTGAATGGTTCAAAAAGGAACTGCAGAAGCTTGAAGATGCATTAACACCGCCTAATCCTAGCGGTTCGGGTGTTGAACGCTGGCGTCCTTATATTGAGAAAGCCTTTAAGGAACTGCATGTAACAGCTACTGAAGGCAAAATCAATAAGCTGCTTCGTCAAATTCAAACTGAATCTGGCGGTAATCCGACTATTCCACAGCAGATTAGCGACATTAACTCCGCAGCTGGCCATCCGGCACAAGGCCTACTTCAGTTTGTTCCTTCAACATTTAACTCATGGGCTGTAAAAGGCCATCACCAAATTCTAAATGGTTATGATCAGATTCTAGCTGCGATTAACTGTCTGGAACATGGCGGTGAAGGTGGCTGGGGTAACGTCGGTAATGGTCACGGTTGGATGAATGGTGGCTGGGCAGATCGACCAGCTATTTTCGGTGAAGTACAAGGTGAACCCGAACTGGCGATTAATCCAGCGCGCCAAACGGCAGATCATTACATCTTGGAAGCAATTCGGGCACGAGCTGCTAAGTCGCCAAATGGATTTGCGGCGAAGTTAAATCGAATGATCGTCAGTCAGCAGCAGGCCGGGCATCAATTGGTAGCCGCAACGCCTTCAACAATGCCAGCGCCAATGCTGAACAACGGTGTGAATAATGGTGTCAATTTAAGTGGTGACGTTACTATCACATTCCAAGTTGATAGTTCAGAATTAGCACGCCAGACTTATCCAAAGTACAAGATGATGAAAGCGCAAGAAATTATTATTCGGAACAATGGTGGCGCAATTCCCGTTGGGAATGCAATGCCGGTAGGAGGTGGATACTAATGGCAACGATTATCATTCAGCGACAGGACGGCACTGAATATGATTTAGACGCGTTGGGCTTTCGGGTCAAAAGCTTTAGTGTACCACTGAATAATAATTCTTATAGCTATCAGCAAGTTGGCAAATACGGATCGATGATGACCACCTTTGCCAGTCAGTATCTGGTTATTCCGTTAACAATTGTAATTACAGCAGTCGACATGGCTGACTATAATCTGCAGCTATTAGAATTAAGGCGGATTTTTCGCTCAGATGAAGATTTCTATGTGATTAATGCGATTACGCCATTCATGCGCTGGAAAGTCCGTGCTGAAGCTGTAACGCCAACTCAGCAAAGCAATTTTTGGCAATCAGCAGATGTTGCAATCAATCTTGACTGTGCAGATGGCTATGCTGAGTCAGTCGCGACTACGCTTGATTGGAATGTAGAAGAATGGGGATTCGGTCTGAACGTACCAAAAGATGAAATCAGTTACGAATTTGCGCAAAATGATTTTTCATTTTGGAATCTAGGCATGATACCACTGCTGGCTGATGAACGGCCAGCTAAGATTATTTTTCAAGGCAATGCGCCGAATGGATTTACGATAACCAATAACACCACGCAACAATCAATTCAGATTAAGCGTGGTGTTTCTAGTTCTGACAAAGTAATCATTGATGGTGTTATGCCATTGATTAATGGTCAGCAGGCCTATAGCGATTGTGATCATGGCTATTTGGATTTTGTGACTGGTGAAAACAAGCTGCATGTTGATGGTGCTAGTAATTTTAGTCTTAAGTTTGAGACCAGGTTTTATTACTAAGGAGGCAATTAAGTGATCAAAATTGCGGTTCAAGGCTATGATGGCAATGAGTCGGCGATTCTTGCCTATAACGTCAGCATAACGAAAACGATTAACAGTTTTCCAACATTGACGTTTTCTTTTGATGCCGCTGGTCAAAATAAGGTCGCTGAAAACCTTTTAGGGCCACGAGCTTTATTTACGCTTTCAGATGGTCAGCAGTACCGCTTGACGATTTCAAACCCAGTACCAAATTTCAACTACCGAACCTATACGATTACGGCCACGCACATTAGCCATGATCTGCACGATAATTATGTCCGCAATACATTGGCAGGTGTTCAATCCATTAATAGCTGTATGGATTTAGCAATCCAAGGAACGACGCTATCGTATCAAATTGATGGGAATTTCAATCCTCATGATTTTGGCGAAAATACGATTGGTGCTGGGCATGGTGATGATATCTTATCAGCGGTTGCGCAGGCTTGGGGTTGTGAGTATTGGTTTGACAACCGGACGATTCACATTGCTAAAACGATTGGCATTAAAGACTCATTCTTATTTGTAGATCGAGTCAATGCTAACTATATTTCGTGGACTGAAGATTACTCATCATTCGCGACGGCAATTCATGGGTTTGGCAAGCAGCTAGAGCAATCTTCAGATCAGGATTCTAGCAATCAAACTATTCAGTATAGCTGCGAGGCGGACTATTATAGTCCGCTAGCTGGCAAGTCGGGAATTGGTGCTATTTGGCAAGACGCTTATACCAGTGACACAATTACGGACAGTAACGCTCTGCAGGCAGCTTTAAAAAGCTCGCTGCATGATTATCCAGATGTTCAATATTCAATGAGTTGGGTAACGTTTGCAGATAATAGTCAGATCAAAAATAATATTGAAATCGGTAATACTGGCTGGTTACGTGATCGTTATGGTCTTGATGTTAATGTCAAGATTCAAAGCTACACGCACTATCTCGACAAACAGTCAGGTACTAGCGACACGATTACGTTTGGCAATAGGATTTTTGATGCTTCAGAATATGAAGCGCGGCAAAGAAAAGCTCAAGACCAAGCAAAGATGATTGCCAACTTGCAGTGGAAAATTAACACTGCAAAAAGTGTAGGCAATGCATGGACAGAAAGCGAGGTGCAGGTGTTTGACAGCAGCAAGCGTAACTGATCCAAACGGTGAGTATCCAATTAGGGCAGGAGCATTCGTTGGCTTTGACTACAGCACCACTGCTTTACGCGGTGGAGTAATGCTAGTAGCCTCGCCTAACGGCAAGGATAAGATTCCGAAGCTGGGGCCTGATGGCCTGTTTATGTTCAGCATTGCTGACGGTGATAATATGTGGCTGCTGCTTAAAGACAAGGTGCAGTCGGTATTGGGTAAGGTCACTTGGGATTCAATCACCGGGAAGCCTGACGTTGCGACTAAAGCAGATGTGGCCACAGTGGCGGAAGTTGCTAATAATGCTTTGAACAAGGCTAATAGCAATGAAGCTGTTTTAGCCGGCAAAGCCAATAAAACCGATCTGACCTGGGATAATGTTTCCGGCAAGCCGATTGACTTAGCTACTGTGGAGAATGTAGCTGAGGCTCAAAACACTGCTGACAGCGCGCTGAGCAAGGCCAACAGCAATGCCACCGCGTTGAACAGCAAGGTCAACAAATCCGACCTGACGTGGGCTAACATTGCTGGGAAGCCAAGCATACCTGATGCCGATGATACGACAACCGTATCAAGCGGAGACCTTAATAGCTACACGACTACAGGCAAATACTACATGCCTAACTCGTTGTCTAACTACACTAA